ACGGAAACATCCGCGTTAAACAATATAGCTAGACAATATTTGTTATTGTGCGTTATAGTTAATAGCCCTAAATCGTTTCCACCCCCATTTGGCAATGATTGGTCGCGCGTCAACGGGTTTATTATTGTGCCCGCTATTGACAAATCAAACTCAATCTTCGGTGAATACGGGATATTCTTTAGGAACTTTTTAATGCCGCCTTGCAGAATAGATATTTCCACGTCCTTTGTGGGATTTTCCGGTGTAATAGTAATCGTGTACGACCTTGTAGGCCATACCGGGATAGGCGGTTTATAAAGGTTGGTTTCTTCTATCGCAACGTTGCTTACCAGCGTCTTGTTGATTATAGGTAAATATACATTCATTAGTCAATTTTTAATGTGTCAATAATCGCATATCGTATTATCGTTATAATGTCATTCTGCAATGACAATACTCTAGCCGGGTTAAGTACATCCGACACCACGCCGCCGGGGTTGTGGTCGTTGGGAACCTTTATTCCCCCCTCGCCTATCATCTTGGCGATAGGATATGCCGCTTCTATCGGTATGTTAGCCCCTCTACGGTTCTTGTCCTCTATCCAACGCTTAATGACTGATAACGGTGGGCGCCTTCCGGCTGCGCGTCCTCCCTCCATTGCCCCGACATAGCGCGGTGCGGTTATCTTCGCGTTGTTGCCGCTAACAGTCAGTTTCAGTTCGCGCCCGAAGTTACCGGAAGCTATCAGCCCCTTCTGTATGTACGACTGTTCGATATCGTCGCGTAGCTTGGTTAGCAGCACTTCAATCTGTGTTATCGGATTCTTTGCCATTACTCGGATATATTAATAGTTATTTCCCACCCCGATTTAGGACTATCGTAAATATTCTGCCGTTTGACGACATTTGCAGCCCCGCTAATGTAATTACACCCTGCTTGCTTGGCAATGTCTGTAATTGCGGTGAAAGTCCTGTCTAGGACTTCTATTTCCTCTGCATCGTCACGGAGATAGAAAGACGTCCCTAGCACCTGGATAAGTACGTTAATTCCAAACGGTTCGGGCGCTAGGTCGGAATAGGTCTGTATCCCTCCGGGCACATCGATGAAAACGAAGTCCCCCGTAATTTGGTTCGCGAGAACATTGCGGGTGTACTCATCTCCGAAAAACACAGGTAGGCCGTGTCGGCCCGCCCATGTTGATACGTCGTCTAATATTCCTTTAAAAGTCATACTTAGTTTTTACGTTATTGTCATATGTGGGTTCGTTCTCGCTGCTGATTGTCCGCCTACCCGTCCATATCTTTTCTTCGGTTTGACGGTAATTTCCGACAAGGCGAATACAGCCGTATGCCTCTACATTCTTGTCGGACGTATCCGCATTATCCTCTAGTATTAATACGCCTCTTCCGGATACCTTCCCAGCTATTCTAGACTTTCCGTACATTGCCAAGGAAATGGTATTAAATGCAATAGCGCCGGAAAACTCGGAGTCTCCGCACATATATACAACGGTATTCCCCGCCCGAGACGCAGCCAAAAATTTAGCGTTGTCCTCTATGTGTATATCAGAATCGAACTTTCCTTCTTCCGGGGCGGGGGAGAAAACGCCGTTATCCGTCACGTATGCGGAGCCGAATATGTAGGCATTCTCCGTAACGGAGTCCCCGCCAAAGTAGCCCGTTCCGGCGATTCTAGTATCTTTAACCTTGGCGTTACCCTCTACACGGACATTGCCCGATATAACCATTTCCGTTTCTTTCGTGTTGGTTATCTCGCAGCCTTTACCGCCTCCGTGGTTTCCGGTTCCGCCGAATACGTTTGTACCCGAGATGTTAAATAGCCCGGTTAGTTTTGCATCCTTGTAAATCGTGGTAGCGACCATAGTCTCCAAATCTGAAAAGTCGGCATCTTTAATACTGTCGTAGCTTTCCACTAGTGCGCCGAATTTTTTGCTAGCTACGTGATACACGCGGTACATTCCTTCAACCTCCGAACTACATAGAGTACCGGATATGAGAGCTTTACCCAAATCGGCGCTAGCTTTCGAAAAGTCGATATCCGTGTACACATTGCGGTTAACCGGGTTGTGGTAGAACAAACCGTGTTCAACGTTACAACGGATGAACTTAAATGGAAAGTGAGTAGATAAGGCGCTAAGTGCGTCCTTAGGTATGACCTGTTCCGATTGGGTGAATGCGTAGCAATCCCTAGCGATAATTTTATTTTTCGTCACATACGACACGGCAAATGAGTATGAACCGTCATTTACTAGCCTTCCAATGTTGTAAAAATTACCAATAAGCAGGCTATTAGCAGAATCCAACCGCCATTCTACGTTACACTTAATCACATCTGCAAGTATGTTAGCTGCAAATGCTCCGTTACCCGTCTTACTGATAGATATGTTACTTCCGTCAATTACGGATTTATACACATCTATATATGTCGTGTTGGCTACGTTAACCTTAGTTGCAATGGTCATTGCGCTAGTGTAATTGAACTCTATCCGACTATCCTTGATGTTGATTGTACTTTCAAGGGCTGTTGACGGTATGGTAACATTTGCGGCTGTGATATCTGCCGGAACTGTTGCGGCTGCTGGGGTCTTACGGATCTTTATTCCTATGTAATACGCTCCTTCCGTGTTAGCGCGGTTTCCGTAGTTCGACCCGGACACTATTCTCTTTTCCGCATTATACCGTAGTACACGCATTTCGTACCCTTCTCCCGCTAATGTAACATTGACAGAAACGCCCCCCATATAGATAAGGGACTTCAGCCGTATTGCATTTGCGTCCGGTACTTTTGATTCCTCATACTTAGAACCGACAACCGCGACTACGTTTCCCTGCTCCACGTCACCCACTGCAAGAACCTTTGCGGTGGATGTCTTTCCCGTAACGAACTCGTGTGCGCCGATAAGGGTCGAAGTACCTGTAATGTTAACGAACGGTCTAGGTTCGGTTACTGCACCTTCGTATCCGTTCGTGTCTACAATGCTATCGCCCCCCACACGGATAGACGGATAATTCAGATTGCCGCTAAATATCCACGCGTTGCCCTCCTGTGACAATGTGTTCTCGTCATAGACTATACCGCCTACATCGCCCACGTTAACGTAACGGCCTTGTACGCTGAAAGACCGTAGCGCCTTTACGCGCTTGCGGCCTCCTACTGTGATTATCTCATACTTTTTAATCATAAGTTATTTGTTAAAATGTTTCTTCATTTCCGCTTTTTCCTTTTCTACTTCCTCGTGCCTCTTGGACAATGCCAATATAGCATCCAGGTAATTTATCCGTTTCGCCTCCTCGAACGAGCAGTTGAACAACTCCGCCGTAGCCTGTACTAACGTCAATATGTTCTTTGCCTCCCTTAGTGTATCCGGCTCCGCGTCCGGCCCTCCTGCGCCCTGTGGGAATAGCGTTCGTTCCAAATCGTCGGCCGCCTTAATCTGCTCCCGTATGTACTTCATCGCGGTTAGCAAGTGATAGATGTTATCCGGCGAATACTCGGCGGGTTGGTACTCATCGAGCGTGCACCACTTCGTAACCTTCTCCGTTGCCGTCTCGGCTCTGCGCGTCTCGATTAGCTGCCATAGCGTGACTTTCTCAATGCTCGGAATGACGTACACAGTCTTTAGTTTTTTGGTTATGAACGGGGAAGCCTTGACGTACTCCGACAATTTTTCCAATAACTTACTTTGGTCGGAAGTTAGGCCCCCCTCATAACACGGGTGCAAGTTACAAATATATTCTAACTGTTTGCAGTTATTATACCGACAAAGTGCATAGTACACGCGCCGAAAGACATTTTTAACCTTTCCTTTCCAGCTGGTCCGCTCTTGCAGTATCAGCCATTCAAGGCCGTAAAATCCTTTTTTACTCATATTCGTCAAATTCTAATTGTTCAACTTGTTCATAAAATAACCACTCTTGTTCATCCGTTCCGTCGTATTGGACTACAACGCCCAATACATCAGCCTCCAATACCGTTCCGGTTCTTCCGTCCTCGGTAACCTGCACACGCTCGTATAACTCTATCATTGCGCGGCTGCTTTAGGTCTATATTTGCGGATAAGGAAATCGACGCCGTAACGGATAGCATCCCATGCATGGTTATATGCGTCTATCGGCTCATTTGTGTACAGGTCCGTCATGTTGTCCTTGACATATGAATAGTTATCCGCCTCGTCCAGTACGTTATCGCTCCTTTTCGTTACGTGAATACGGAACTGCTTCACCTGCTGTATGCCCGCCTTGACGGAACCTTTGCCCTTAACGCATGGTATAGTCTTACAGCCGTGCTGCCGTATCTCCACGATACTCTTCTGCTCGGCATTGTCGCATACGGTGTAGATGTTATGCAGCCCGTGTTCCTTCAGCGTCTCGGCTATTGTGCGGTTCAGCATTCCGGTACGGTAGCAAATCTCATCTATGTACAAGTCCCAACCACGCATGTAGATATCGACTATTGCGGTCGGGTCTTGCTGAAAGCCAAAATCAAGCCCTACACAGCGTTTTGTATCCTCCCCTTGCAATTCCTTAGGCAACTCCTCGATAACGTCAATTTCGGGATATATGAGGCCTTCCAGCCCGCCTGTCTGTCCTTCACCATATATGCGCCACCAATTTGGATCGTTGGCGTTCTTCTCGAGTGCCTGTACTTGCTGCTCGGTTAGGAACGGATTGTCTTTGTACGTGCTGTGGATAGTTACGTACTTGTCCCCTACAAAATCAGTCTCGCCCCAAAATCTTCGGACGGGGTTAAAGTCGATTATCACCTTTAGCCGGGTACGCACATCCAATTGACGGAAGATTTCCCTCGGCACCCGTTGCGCCTCGTTGATGAAAAGAATGTCGCGCGCCGGGCCGTGTACCTTGGCGGCACTGTCGCACCCGAAGAATTCAATATATACGCCTTCCTTGACGGTGTATATCATCTCGGACTTGTTGAACGCGCTGTCCTCCCATACTCCTTCGTCTATCAGCATATTTGTGAAGTCGCGCAACATACCGCGACGGACAGCGGGTAAAGTGTCCGTTACGCAGCTAATCATTAATGGCTCGGTACTTTCCCGGGCGATTAGGTAAAGTAGCTGTAACACGCTCCAAGTCTTAGAAGAACGCGTACCGCCCTTACTCGCTATCCCTCTTATGTACGGGTCGGTAACCGGGCCAATCATTTTATCGAATACATATGTACATTTCATATAACGCTATTTTCCTTCTTTTTCTGACGTTTTGTGCTCTTTCTTGAAGTCCTTTAGCTTTTGGACTCTAGATGCCGTCCTAGGGTCTGAAACCTGTATTGTGAGGCCTCCTTTAATCTCCTTGCCACCGGATGTATAGTCAAGTGCCATTTTCAGCCCGC